GTACAATTTATGCACAGCGCCGTAAAAGCTAGAAGATTACAATTCATGTTTAGGAAAACCCCAAGAGCCGAAGACTCAAGAGATAAAAAACCTAAAATGAAAATCTTCAGCAACGGGACTGAACTTTAGAAACTTTCCAAAAGGAAAGAAGATAAATGACTGTAACATTTATCTTTTTAAAATAAAAATATATAATATATATATAAAAAGTACACAATTAAGGTACAGCAGCAGGAAAGGACGAATAATAGTCCAAAGTGGGACAACATAACCACCATAAACAAGTGAAATCAACACCTGCACCAGCATATGTTACCATAGTGGCAACATCAGTTACCGTATTAGCGGTAGACTGCTTGAAAAGAATTTCAAGAAGAGAACACTCCAGATCAGTCTGATCTGTAGGGTTCCCAGTGCTAGAAAAGGTAGGATCACAAAAATTAAAATTGGTAGCTGACATCATGGGTTGATTCCATGTGATAGCACCATTAGTTTGTGTATTGGTATATGTAGCTCCAGCAGTTCCTGTAGTGTATCTATTAAGAAATGCATATGTAGGATCCGCTGTCACACCACTATTCAAAGTAGTTAACACAGATCCACGCCTTTGACCAGGGCTAGTACCATCAGTGATACGTGAAACACGAACATCACCTACATATGGATACAAATCAGCACCAATATTGGCAGAGTAATTAACTCCACCACGAAAAGCGCCATACATCATAGCCACGTACGTGATAGGATGTGTAGGACAAAAGTTGAAACGGGAATTACCTGTTCCCAAAATATTGGAAGCTATAGAAGTTCCCAAAGGATCGTAACCATACATTAATGGTAAACGAGTGTAAGATTTCTGGAATGAAGCAAATCGAGTTGCTGCACTCGCAAAAGATGTCGATGTGTCATACACTGACATACGATGTAACAAAGTACGCAGTGAGGGTACACATTCTCCGAAATTCAATGAATATCGTTGAGGATGCATCGTACCAGTATCACCAAATTCTTCTTCAGAACTCTCAATATCTACTTCATCCTTAGCCTGAACAGCAAAGAACGAAGGAGGTGGAGTAGCAGTGGTATCACCGAGACAAGCTCGAGGATTAGCATACTCCAAATTATCAGCACCACGCACAGATATCAAAATAGTAATATTCTGTGGTGTTACAGGAGACATTAGTGGAGTCAACACGGAAGCAATTAGCAAACCATTATCATACTTATCATCAACAGGTAATGAATTACCTACTGACCAATTGTCACGAGCGATACCTCGCATACGTGACCAAGCAAAAGCTTGATGATAAGGTACCCTAAGAGAAGCCTTATTGTTCTCACCAATATCTAAAATAGTGGTGTAAACAGTATTTTCGGGCAAAGCAACTGTACCATTATTACCCAAAGGATCCCAAGCAATCTTGAGACGTCCCTTATGGAATTTGGTACAAACAACTTCAAAATCGAAAATAATATCACCACGCCAGTGTGTAAACATCATACCTACGTAAGACATAGGTGTATGATACACTCTCCTTGATTTAAGGACCAAACCGGCGTTTAAAATGTTAACCGCATTGAATAATTGTGGACTAACATTAGCATTGAAGACAACAGTTCCAACAGAAGCTGTTGTACTCCAACCCGCTACCATAAGTGCACTCTTACGAGTGATAATATTGGAAACAGACATCTCATCATCTGATGAGATACCGTGCAGAGTTGGATCAATAGATAATTCCTGTTTAGGATCCAGAGTTAATTTATTAATCTGAGCCCCAATTTCAGAAGAAGCCAAAGAAGGCCCAATAGTGGGCATTCGTGCTGGTATATCTTCAATAACAGGTGTATTGGTGTAACCAAACATAGCAGCTATGTTTGCTACTGCTGAAGCACCAATGGTTGTCGCACGAGCAAACTTACCAATAATAGGTGCTTTATGAAGATGTGTAGCAATAGACGCAACGGCAGAAGCTGGTGCTGAAATTATACCATCATACTCATCTTTAGCTTGCAAAGCTAATTTTTCAGTGGAACCGCTAAGTTCCACATCTTCAAGCCAAGCAAAAGTGTCGATAGTTACAGAAGATGATCCTGTAGCTGAAGCAACACCCAAAGGACTAGTTACATAATAGTAAACTACTCCCATAGTTTGGGTGGAATAAGCACTAGTCAAATTCAACCAATTATTAGCCTTAAAAAATGGAATTTCAAGGTGTCCACCAGAATTATCAGAAGGATGTATCCACATACCAGGTAGTTGACTATATGGTACAACCAAAGGTAAACTAGAAACAGTATTAGTTCTAATAACTGAGGATCTTGAACCATTATTCGCAGCATTGACATTAGGTTCATATGCAGCTCTAACCAAACCAAAATGAAATGGTGTAGCATTAATAACAATCTTGATACACAACTTTGCGCGCAAAAACGCATAGTTTGTGATTTTATTCGTGATAACAGAGTTATTAAGAAAAAGATACCAGGGTTGTATAGTAGAACCTAAAACACCAGGGTTATCGGTCGTAGACCATGTCCGTGTATCAATTAATACTGGACGTGAGAGAAACTTCGCTAAAGAAGTATTCTTTGTAGCATTTAAAGAAGCCATAGGATTCTTTGAATACTGAATAACATCCACATCACCTTCAGAGTTATCAACAAAAGTCAAAGTTTGTTTAGTAACAGGATGAGAGTCAGAAATATCTCCCGACTGTAAAATAAAATTCTTAATACTTGTTTTATGAGCAATTTTGCACTCATAATCAAGGGTGGTATTTTTAGTAACCACCTCAACATTACTCTCAAGTACATTCTGAGAGAAGACATTTGTATAACGCTGAAATATAGTATAAAAATATGTAAACATTTACTCTACATATAGTCGGAGAAAATTAATTCTCCAGAGCCCGAGAAGCTCTATGAAACCTTTCTACCAACTCATCATAAGTTGGCAACGTAGTTTCAGTCACGTAAAACGAATATGGCTCTCGCTTCAAAAGCTCAGCAAAAAACTTGTGTTCCTTCTCAAATTTTTCTCTACCATAGAAAAAATATTCGGAATTTGCACTAGTAATTACTGCAACAATTTGGGCATAAGAATCAATTGTTTTAGAAGGGACCCACATGGTTAAAGATTTAATAATAGAATCTTCATCAAGTGGACAAACCCAATTTTCAACATCTGGATTCCATACCCATTTTCGCTTAAGGAAAGAACAATCCTCAAGCTTAATAAAAGGAATAGATTGTGCTTCCTTCTCAGCCATGGTGTATTCTACACCAATAGTGGCTAAGGTTGCACGAATAGCAGTGTGATTAAACCAATTAGCAGTCCTACTAACTCCCATAATATTATCATCACCATACGTGAATAAATGTACATTCTTTTGAAAAGAACGCACCTCACGTGCTGGATTCTGAGACATATAACAATATCTCATATATAATGAATTTACCAAGGAGTTAATAATAACTGTCAATGGATGTCCCGAAGGATTTGTACCAAAAAATTCAACCAAATCTCCATTAATATTACTTAATGGAAATGCAATGTCATTTCCAATACACATCAAACTACGGCATTCAACATCTGAAAAGCCAGCTTTCTTAAAAATATTTACAATGACTTCAAAAGCAGCCAATATAAAATCAGAAAGCATACGCTTATCAAATTTTCCATAATCACCAGCAACGATACGATCATCGCCAAAAGCAATAAGATAGTTACGAATATGACCCCATTCTGCAGACTGTGCTACAGTACCAGGACCAGCTTCAAAAACAAATTTATTCTTTTGTAACAAACGTACAAATGTTAGTAATTTCTTTCTTACCACCAGGCTCCAAGGTAAACTTGAACCTGTAAAAAGTCGAGTCTTTTTCATCTCAACTTTCTTAAGTGGAGTGGCTTCATCCTTAAGATGGCCACTAAAAATAGGATAAGCTCTCTTACCCTCATCATAAAGTTTCTCAATGGCTGCAACCATGTCCCAAATTTCAGGACCAAAAGTTACGCCCTCAGGATATTTTTCACAAATATCGGGAAGAATATACTTCTTTTTGGTACAGCACCATGGAAAACCCATAGAAGTGTTGGTGGCAATTCTGTCAACATACATCACACCAGGTAATCCATTAACAGACGCTTTATTGGAAAGAGTGACTAAATCACCTTCCCAACCTTCAGGTAAACCATTGATAATATCTTCAGAAAAACTTTGCGTACATTCACGCAAAATACTCTTGTTATAATTAGCATAAGGTTTTACCATTTCCACGACGTTTTTACGCCATGGTTCCCAACCAGTCATGCATGGTTTACCATACTCAACATCTTTACCGTAATGTTCCAAAAACTCTTTTTGAAGTGGTGTAGCACACACACTACTACGGGGTTTTGGACGAAATCCGGAAAAAGAACCATAAATATTCAAAGAACCTGTCTCTAAATATCGAAATAGACTCTTGTGGTGTGGTTCAGTTAAAATATTGATCTTTTCAGAGCAACTTAAAACTGGACTACCACCACCTTGAACAATAGGACGTTGAGAAATGCATTTTTGTGAAGCTAATTTATTAATTTGCTCCACAGTTACTTTGAGAATACCTACATTATGATTGACACCCAACATATGGATACCAAATAAAATAGGTCCTCTAGGAGTAACAGCAACGCACAAAGAACCACATAATCCGACTTCTGTCATTTCAGTACTATGACCAAAAAAGATATCGAAATTACCCTGTAATTCATTTACAGGCGTCTGTGGCATGTATGTTAGAGCAAAAATAGCATTTTTACTCAAGGTTCCATCCTTGTGTCTAGAAAATTCTAAAGCACTAGATGGATTGAAATCAGTCACACTCCACCAAGATGTAATATCTTTAAAAGGTGGTAAGCAATTGACTTCAAATAAACACAAATCAGATGATTCATCAAAAGCAATATCAACACGATCTAACTCCATCTTAATATTTGGAGATACACCTTGTGCAACATGCTTTTGAATTATAGTAACTTCATAACGTTTGCCTTCCTTACGGAAAGCATGACCATTAGTGATACATTGTTGACCACGAATAAATGTGGCTCTCATGACGCGGGTGGAATTTCCACCAACGACACGAATATGCAATAAAACACAATTACGATCGAAAATATTACGAATATCATCATCTGAAGCTCCGGCTAAACTAGCTGAAGCTCGAGGAACATCAAAAGTTGTTAGTTCAATAGTTGGATTGTACCAAACATTTGAACGCTCTTCTTTTAATAATTGATCCTCAGTTGTTCCGTGAACATTACCCTGTACAACAGGTGCATCTTCACGTTTAATAGCGTCCTTCTTTTTCTGTGATAAATAAAAATATCCAGCAAAAGTGGCGCTAAGAAGAGTTACACACAAAACCACACGCTTTAAACGTGGATCTTGTGCAACTTCTCCAAGTTGCCCAAAGAAACGGACAGCAGTTTCTGCATTAGCAGCATAATTAACTAAAGTACATGCATATCTGCGAGTAAGTTTATAATAAGCTGCATATCGCAAAAAACATAAAACCCATTTCATTTGAATAAAAATGGAAATCAACCAAATCATGAAGGATGTAAAATAATTAACAGTACCAGACTGCAAAACTACACATTCCTCATGTGGTAATGGCAACAAACAATCTTTGCATACTTTAACGGTTAGCATATCATCATTTTTTGACATAGCCTTAAGTTGATTAGCTTCATGTTGCTTACAAGCTTTACCAAAAAATTGGAGAAACTTGTTAACATCAGTGAAAGTTGCTATTTTATTTAAAGTAGCATCCTCACGATGTCCATCAAGCAAAGGTTTAATTTCTGAAACAGTAATATCCCAGAAATCTGGAAATTGTCCATCTACAGTCTTTAACTTCTGTGAATCAATGAAAACCATATTAGAGTGTAAATACTCTCTTTTAGGTTTAACTGTTACAACAAAAGGTAAACGTCTTCTTACAGCTAAAGGACACCAAAAATATTCTTTAGCATTCAATGAAGCACAGTTAGATGTAGCAATAACAAGTTTTGCAAGAACGGGTGTTTTACCCTTATCTTCCAACGCCGCTTGCGGTGGAACATATGGAACATTATTGACAACATTCAATAGATCCTGCAGAGTTGAATCAACATCAGAACATTTAGCTGGATTCATGAAAGCGATATCATCCAATTGGATACACCACTTACTTGAATCAAAATTGCTCCAATATTCATCCATAGGATTACGAACATAACGATATTGGTCATCACGTTCTAAATCAAAAAGTCCACCATAATAATTAAAAAGCATTTTAGTAAATGCAGATTTGGCTATACTTGATGAACCATAAACAAGAACTCCCATTGGTGAGATACGTTCTTGTTGAGCAGCACGACGAGTGACTTCTGTATTTAATAATAACTGCAAACTAGATAATTTGCGCTTAATATAAGTACAGTCAACACCTGCAGTACTACTGGTGAATTTAGCATAAGCTTCACCACGCTCAATAGCATCCTTAAGATTCGATACGAAACTAAAATAGGATGTGCCATGGGCTGCAAGATTACCTACAAAAGGCGCTAGATTTAAAAGTCTATCAGCCTCCTTAAGCCATTTTGCATATTCATCACTAGAATGAATAAAAGTGGAAATATCTCCAGTCTGTCGCCATTCATAAATTTTCTCACATACAAAAAGTACAGTATCGAAAACACACATGAAAAAAGCTTTCTTAGATGAGAAAGCAGACAACATGGCTCGCTGTTCAATTTTAGAATATTCTTCATCAGATAATTCTAAACCAAAACATTTAAGAAAACCTTGTGTAAGCAAAAATGAATATAAACTCACTAACTTACGCATCATAGGTGAGTCGGAGATACGATTTGTGACATCAAAAGCGCCACGCAAAGCTTTAATAGCTTCATTAAAATCCATAGATTGAACTTCATTTTCAAATAAAGATGCAATCTTTTTACCGATATAGAGACTCAATGGTTTACCAGAAAATAATCTGTAAGCCAATTGAGTCATTGCTATATAATCACTGATACTTTCACATTTCTGTGACCAGTGAATTAATTGAGCAAAATTCTCTATTTGAACAAGAAACCATTCTTGTTCTTTGGACTCTAAAAGTCCATTAGCACTATGAAGTGCTCTCTTCAACATATCCATAAGTTGCGAAGTAGCTTCCTCGCAAAAATCTCCAGATTGGAGAAACATACGTTTCTCATTTTTGAATTTAAGCATTTGTTGTTCCAAAACAACATTATAAGACACATAATTAAACTCATTAAATACATAATCAGTCTCATGGTGAGACTGAACTTTTTTATTTGTTTTTTCATTAATATAAATTGATGGGGTGTTTTTGTTAGTGTTAGTTGTAAACATAGCGTCATGGACATATGTTACTTGTTTCTACAATTGATAGTGTCCCTTAACATACATAGGGGATAACGTAAACAATATGCTGATCTTTGCAGTCATAAAGGCTAAAAATAATATTCTTTAAAAATAACTCAGAGGTGCGGGGTATATCAAGAAGTGATAGGAAACAGTTCGTCGTTCCATCTTCAAGTACACCCAGGCACATGGAAATTTATTATTATAATATCAAGTTCGGCAAAACGCGTAAAACAAGGAGGGTTGGAAACCCACAACATACCTTTGAAATTACATACTATGGAGCAAACGCGAACGTCGCATTCTGTAGTATGGGGTCATGGTCAAAGTATTCATAAAACCAGATAATAAAAGTCTAAAAAGACTAGTGTGTTTAACAATATAAAATTGTTAAGAACGCATTCCCTTGTGAGGAAGGTCAGGAAACACCTGACATTTAACATAAAAAAGGGGGGATGATAGTTTAGTGATTATCAACACACTATTTGCTTAGACGATAGTTCGTCATTCCTTAACCCAGGAATAGGGAACTTAAATGGGGTTGTGCTTTATTTGTTCGTGTAATTACAGTACAATGACTAGTGGCGGTACCTTCAAGGCCCTCTGCATAGTGACGGCATGCATACGCACGTGCCAGGACTATAGTTGGTTTGTTCGAGTGATTATCGTACAATGATAAGAGGCGGTACCATAAAGGCCCAGTTGCATTATGACGATACGGTATCCGTTCGTGCCAAAACCAGGCTATAGGTCAGAAGTAAGCACTACTTCCTAGATGTTGCTAAAAGCAACATCCTTTCATAAAACGTGAATATATTTGATAGTTAATCAAATATATAC